ATATTTTAATATATAAGGGAATAGAACAAATGCTTAGAGAAAATAAAAATTTAAAAGCTATTGGATTCCCAACATTAGAGCAAACTTACCCAATGTATAATATTCCGAGTGATTATATAGGATATATGTCCGTATATAGACTTGAATATTTTGAAGGTATGTAATGTATTTTACTAAAGAATATGTTACAGGTATCCCTTTAGACTTAAAAAAATATACATTGGGAATCATAAAACAACCAATCGTAGATTATTTTATGTATGATTATGATTTCATAGATTTTATAAAACCATATTATATGGGGTTGTCCTTATCGTATGATGAAGTATGTGAAGAAAGTAAACTTTTCTTCACTATTTTTTTGGAAATGATGAATAAATCAAAGAAGATATTAAATGACTTTTATAGAGGATTAACTTTATTATACGATACATCTCTTGAGGATATGGGATTTTTTCAAGACGAAGAAAAAAGGTATATTCTTAGAATAGACGAAAAAGGTAGTAGAAAAGAAAATAAAGACGGAATAGGAAATCCGATAGCATTTATTACTGATGAAAATTTTGTTATTCTTTGTAAAATAATTTTAGAAATGAGTCATTTTGAAGAACCCCAAAAGCCAACAGAGCTAAAGGGAGACCCTGAACTTGTTAAAAGATTTAAGCAAAAACAAAGAGAATATTATCAAAAAAGGAAAGTTGATAATAGTATTCTTTTTGAAAATGTTGTCAGAGAAGTTATGTATTTTAGGAATATTAATTCTTATGAAGAAATGAGAAATAAAACTATATGGTGGCTAAGAGATTGTTATTCTGTCGAGGCTTTAAGAAGCTCTGAACAGAAACAATGGCAAATGGCAAGTGGTGGAAAATATAGCCCTAAAAAAATAAAATCTTGGCAAAAAATAACTAAATTAAAAAAATAGAAAGGATGAATGATTATGGGATATGCGATAAAAAGTGCTTGTGACTTAACTTTAACAAATTTGGCTAATGCTGAAGACACTACTACTATAGATTTCCTTAATAGTTTTAATATAACTACTGAATCAGAAAACTTTGAAGCTTATAAAAGAGGGGACTTATGTATAACTATAGCAGGTCAAAGAAAAGGAACATTACAAATGGATGCCCAAGTTATAGACGACTTCTTCTTAGCTCAAATGCTTGGTGGAGAAATAACTGGGACTAAAATACAAGTTAAAGGTACTATACCAAGTAAATATTATAAAATGGAAGGTACATTTGAAGTTGTTAATGAAGATGGTAGTACAGAAATTAAATCAATAAAATTCAGTAAGGCAAAAGCACAGCCTAATGCTGACTTAACAATTTCAGCACAAGAAATATCAGACTTTAGTTTAACTTGGGACATATTAGTTGATGACCAAGACTTAATATTAGAAATAGACAAAAAAGTTGGGCAATAATTTATAGCGTCAGCAGATTAAGTTCTGTTGACGCATTTTTTTTTACCTATTTTTAGAAGGGAGAATAAACAAAATGAAAGTAAGCGATTTTAAATTAGAAAAAGTGAGAAAAGAGTTTGTAGTAGAAATTAACGGGGAATTAGAAAAAGTAACGGTTTATAATATATTAAATGAGGAAAGAGAAGAAATAAGATTACAATTAGAGGATATTATAGAAGGGAAAACTGAACATACTTTAGATGCAGAAGACATAGAAGATATATACAATATATTATTCCCTGTATGTACGAATATAGAAGTTGATGAAAATATTATAGGGGCGTTAAATAATCCTAATAAAGATATGATTTTAGTATTAAACGAAGTAAGAGAAATATTAGATGAAATATACCTAGAAGTATTATTGAACCAGTCTCAGCAATTAACCGAATTAGAAAAAGGATTAATATTGAAAAGAAATTTATTAAAGGGAGAAAAAATAGAACTTTTAACTAAAGATTGTGAAAAGTTAAAGAAAGAAATAGAGGAAATTAAAAAAGAAGGCGAACAAGATGGTATTTGATAATTTAGATCAGGTTGTCGCCCATATAGAAAGAATAGTTGCCGATGAGTTAGATAGCGTAGGAGAAAAAATGGAAGAAATCATGAACGAAGTCCTTATGCAAGAAACTGGATATGACAAGAGAATCCCAAATATGTACGAAAGAAGTGGAGATTTTAAAAATATAGTTACTTCTGAACAAGTTAGCCATATGGAAATAGATGGGGTATTCCAAGATAATGGTGGATGGGTAGATAAGCATGGGGCACATTATTTCCCATTGAACCGTTGGGAAGAAGGAACAGTTTGGGCTCCGGGCTATAGAGATGATAATCCTGTTTATTATCCGGCAACCAACGTAGTTGATAATTCAAAAACAGCTATAGACGTTATGATTCCTACGGAGTTAAAAGAAAGACTTTTAGCTAGGGGTCTTAGAGTAGTATAAAAAAATTAAATTACCACTTCGTATAGGTGGTAATTCTTATGCGTATTAAAGGTGGTGAATTTAATTGGCTGATGATATAAGAATTAGAGTCTATCCAACCGTTGATAAAGGACAGTCAGCATCAGAGTTATCAAAAGTTATAGCAGATTTAGAAAAAAATGCTAAGAAAATAAAGGTTGGAATAGATGACAAAGAATTACTTGCACAAATTGAAAAACTTAAAGAGCAAATAAATAGCTTGACTAAGGGTTCAAATACAAAAGGCAATTCTAAAATGTTTCAAGGCGAAGCAAAAAGTGCAAAAGAATTAGTCGCAGAATATAAAAAGTTAATATCTGAAAAAGATAAACTTGAAAAGAAAATGTCTAAACAAACATATCAAGGACAGGCTTATAAAGCTCTATCTAAAGATTTAACAAAAGTTAATAAAGACATTGAATCAGTTGGTAGTAAAATTGATGCTTTAAATAAAAAGAATATTAAATCAGATATTACATCTAGTTTGAATTCTTCATTTGAATCAACAATTAAAAAGGTAACTGAATTAGGAACTTCTATCGAAAATGCTTTAGGAAAACGTAAACTTGCAGGCAATCAGGTAGCGGATATTAAGACTTTACAAAATCAAGTTGAAAAGTTTAAACAAGAAGCGAATCTTGAGAATATACTGAAAGCAGATAAGCCATATGCCGAAATGTCTAAGTTAATCACTAAGGCAGATGAACTTTCTAGGTCTTTTAAGAAACTAGAGTTATCAGATAATCTAGCT